TGCGTATTAACGCAGCCGTTGAGTTGGACGCCAGCGAGCCCCCTCCTCTGGGCCCGGTGGGCAGCGCGACGCTGTTCGAGGATGACGATGAGATCGCCTCGGACGCCTCTGTAGTTACCCCGCCCCTCAACGCTGACGCGGCCATTACGGAGGCCAAGGATACCCTCTCCGCCACGGTGCGGATGCTCCCCCTGGCCAACCTGGACAAGACGGAGACCAACGACACCCTGGCGGGCGTAGCCAAGTCTACGGCAGGGGCCACGGCCACCTTTACAGAGGCCAACGATAGCATAGCCTCCACCGCTTTGGTGTTCTGGGCCGAGCGCCTGGCGCAGTTGAACGTAACCGAGGCCAAGGATACTATAACAGCCGACGCCACCGCGTCTGTCGGTGCTGCCCTCTCCATTACGGAGGCCAAGGACACCCTGCTCTCCGACGCGGGTGCGATGGCTAAGGCCAACTCGGCGCTGACTGAGGACACGGACACCATTATCGCCAGTGCTTCTGCTGGTGGCTTTGCGGACTCCATTGGCGACCTGGCAGTAACTGAAACTAATGATAACTTAGTCTCAACTGCCACGGCTGGTTTTACGGGTATCAATGCGTCAGCGGTCATTACAGAAGCACCGGACACTCTAGCCGCCACGGCTGCTATCCCGGCCATAGCTAACGCGGCTATAACAGAGGCCAAGGATACCCTCTCAGCCACAGGTGGCCCCGAGGCTGGTGGCTCACTGTCCATAACGGAGGCCAAGGATACCCTGGTCGCTACGGCAGGCGGCACGGCGGGGGCCTCTGCCCCGATCACCGAGGCTAACGACACCCTGTCCAGCACTGTCGCGGTAACGACCGTCACGCTGACTGCTAACCTGTCGGTAACGGAGGCCAACGACACGGTGTCGTCCTCCGCAGGTCAGCCCTCGGCCGTGGCCGATGCCCCCATCATTGAGGCCAAGGACACCCTGACCTCCGCAGGTACGGTAGCATGGCCAGCAGCTAACGTAGCAGGGGCCATGACGGAGACAGGGGACACCCTAGTCGCCACTGCGAGCCCCCGGGCAGGGTCCGCCCTCTCCATAACAGAGGCCAAGGATACCCTTGTAGCCACGTCGAAGAGCACCGCCGGAGCTACTGCGAACATTACCGAGGCAGCGGATAGCAGCGCCTCTACGGCGACGGTAGGGATAACGACCACCGCCGACCTAGCGGAGGCTGCAGATACCCTTTCCAGCACTGTATCGGTTGAGTTCGGACCTAGGGCCGACGCCGTTATCGCAGAGCGCCCCGACACCCTGTCTTCAGTTGTTAGGGCCATAGCTGGGGCTGCTGGCGCCCTGACCGAGCGCCCCGACACTCTGTCCTCCACGGCCAGCAAGGCGGATGCGCCCGCTACGGCCAACGCAAATATCACCGAGGCTTCCGACTCTGTGCTCGGCTACACTGTTCACCCCCGGAAGCGGGCGATACTGATTACCTAGGAGATAACATGAAGTACATCGTACTTGCGATAATGGTTCTGCTTGCCGGCTGCGCGGCGCGAGTCAACCTGCCTGGTCCGAACGATCTGGAGATCAGCATTCCAGCCGTGACGATAGAAACCCGCCCTGAGTATCAGGGTAGGATTCATCTGCGGAGGCATTGGGTGGAGAGGGGCACCCGTTACTGTGAGTACAGTAACGGGGCCGTCCACAGGCGGCATTACCGCTACGACTGCCCGTACACCTACTAGCAACGAGTGGTAGGTTTGGGCCGATGCTTCGGCTTGTGCTTTGGCTTCAAAGGCACCGAAGCGGGGGGAGGATTTTGGCACACCGGCATCATGATCGGTGGTGCCTGTACCGGGGCCGCTTGCGCCACCGGTGCTGGTTGAGGTACGTGGGGCTTCACGTACGCATGAAGCTCCGCGTTACACTTGCTGAAGGAACCTGCGGACTTATGCCCGCCGTTCCAGGAGTAGCACGTAGGCTCATCCGTGAAGCCCTGGGCATTGACGCCGAAGGCGACCAGGAGGCCCGCAAGGGCCAGGTATTTCATTCAGGGCTCCAGGTTACGGCCTTGACTGCCCACATCTGAGCGGTCTGAGCCTCGGTGATTGCGATCGAGAGCATGCGGGCTACGTCCGCATCGGCAGGCCCCCGAAGGTTGTGAAGCAGATCGATCAAGTCGGCAAAGCGTTTCTTGATATCGGCAACCATCGGGTCGGCGCTGGGGTTGAAGGACACTCCTGCGGCCTTCTCGCCAAAGGTGAGCTTGGCCATTACTTAGCCTTCACTTCCTTGTTGATGATCGCGTCGTTCATGGCGCCGAGGCCCCGAACTGCGTCCATCATCAGGATCATGAGCTCACCCTTCTCTTGAGGATGGGCCGCCCCGTCAAGGGATTGCATGGCCATGCCGATGACTCGGACGTTTTCACGGACGACGCAGGAGGGCTCGACAGCGGCCCCATTGAGTCCCAGACCCCATCCTGGACCAGCGATTCCCAGTCCACCGCTGACGCCCGTACAGGGGCCGCTTGCGGGACCGGACATTGCGATACCCGGTACGTTCTTGACGGTCTGCGACCCGGAGTAGTGAACATTGGAGTTGGTGGTTGCCGTTCCGCTTTGGACATTCTCGATCTTCCCCGTGTAATTGGAGGTGGAGGTGGAGTTTGCGTTGACCGTTTGGGAGGTGGGGCCGGATTGGTCAATGACGACCACGTTGCCGGCGGCGACTGACCCGGATTCTGCTGCGGCCCCTGCCGACGACCGAGCCTGCGACTGAGCAGTGGCGTCGGCCTCCTGTGCCATGACCCCGAAGGAGGCCATAAGGGCCAAGGCGATGATGGTATGTTTCATTGGATCCTCTGTGGTGAATAAGAAAAGCCCCGCCAGGCTTGTAGCTCGGCGGGGCTAGATGCCTTCAGGCCCGCGAATTACGGGTTGACGAAGACGAAGCCCTTCAGGAGGCCGAAGCTGCCCGAAGCGCTGGACTGGCTACCGCCCAGGCTGGAGCCGTTTTGGCCAGCGAAGCCGAAGCTGCCGCCCGTTTGGCTGGCCGAGGCGGTGTCCTCGTGGAGCGAGGTGGTGATACCACCGGTCGAGTTGACCAGAGTTTGGTTCTCCGCGCCGCCAGCGCTGGAAGCCGTTTGCGTACCACCCGACACGCCGAAGAGCAGCGAGCCTTGCGTACCACCGGCCACCGCGCCGCCGCTGGTTGCGGAAGTACCGTTGGCGCCGGCAACGCCGACACCGATGTCCAGAGCGAAGCTGGAAGCGGCCAGAGCGGACAAAGCGATGGCGATGAGAGTCTTCTTCATGATCTAAATTCCTCTTACACGTGTATCCCGGAAGCTGCCGGGCCAGTTTCGATCCTTCTCAGGGGATCAAATCTTGATTGCGATGGCGAACAGAACCATCGTAACGCAGAGAACGATGAACCCCCCCATGAGGGGGCGGGATTGCCGCTCAGGGCGGTAGCCCGAGTATGCGTAGTTAACGCCCTTGGATACGCGGCTGAACCGCGCAACCGTCGAATTATGCCCTTCGGGCAATGATACTCTCATCTGATCTCCTTACTCTTACTTCCCGTTTCCGGGGCCTAGGCTCTATTATAGGGGGTTTATCGGTGCCCGCTCGATTTATTCTCTGGCCCTAGGGTAGTTACTGGGGGCACTACCTTGCGGACGATGGAGTCAATCCTATTGATCTGGTCCATAGACATGTCGGTGCAGGCCAGCCACATACACGCGTAGTCGATGACCTTGATTAGGTCCTCCTGAAGCTGGCCCTTATGCTCGGCCCGCTCTGCGTACTTGGTGATGTTCCCCGCGTACCAGTTCAGTTTCAGCCGGATCGCCCGCTCATGGTGCTGCTCCCCTGGAGCGGTCTTGTAATGCGCGCCTTGCTCAGCCATGGTATTCCCTGAAGAGTTGCGCCGCCTTCTCGTTGGGGTGGCCCATGGCCAGGAGGGCGGCGCGTGCGGTTGAGACCACCTTCTGCATGGTCTGGTTCCCCAGCCATGTCTCGCGGCGGGCGAACAGAAAGCACTCGAACATGTCGGCCCATGCTAGTATCTTGTGCTCCTCCCTGTTTAGCCCCTGTACGAGGTTATGCTGGAAGTTGAATGCCTCCTCGGCGTCGTCAGACGCAGACTTGAGGTTGTAGTTGTCCCGCTTGGCGGTGTAGGGGATGTCCCCCGTATCGCACTCCGCCAGGTCATGGGTCAACGCGGCCATGAGGAGGACGTACCCCTGGGGATAGACATGGTTCACGATCATAGCTACACCCCACTGGTGCTCGGCTAGGTTCTGATCCTTGATCGTGGTCTGGGTGTGATACCGTTTCACCTGCCCAGCTTCGTACAGTTTGCGAAAGTCATTCATAAGCACCTTCCCATTTCCGGCGTTCCAGCCATTGTTTACACGCTGTCCTCACCTCCAGGTCCGCAATGTCGTTACACGCCTCCAGGGCCTGTAGCTTACGGTTGCTCTTGTAGAATCGGTACGCCGTCAGCATCGGCCTGAGGACGAGCAGGATGTAGGGGTTGGTATAGTCCCCGTAGTCAGGGGTGCCAATCCATTGCATGATCTCACTGAGATCACTCTGCGCGTTGCCGAAGCGGACGATGGAGATATGGCTGTTGATCAGCTCATCGCTGTAGTACGGGCAGTCATCGATGTCCTCCAGGAGGTCAAAGTGTCGCTCGTAGATGTGAAAGTTGTTACTGAACTGTACGTAGTGTCCCACGTCTACCCCGAGGGAGTCAGCGACGAACTCCTGGAGCATGGACATGTGAACCACGTTGGCCCCGTAGGCCCCCCAGATCATGTCGTTGCTCCGGTTCGTAACGGTCATGTTCAATTGGCCGTTAACTATCTCAAAGAACACCGCCGTATTACAGGGGATGTCCTTTGAGACCATGCCCGATGCGTACCACTGGTCTGCCTCCGGGTCGAACATCTGAAGCACTGCCCTCCTGGAGTGGGGGTCCGCCCTCAGGTGGTTGATGATCCAGATCAGTTGGTCGTGACCAAAGTGGTTCCTCCAGCGGTGGCCGTAGGCCCCATGGAGGGTAACACCATCGTCGGAGAACTGGACG